CCACTCACCATCTTTTATTCCAACAATAGAATAAGAAAGATTTTGATCGAAAGCATTTACGACTGCGGGACCCTGGATATTAGGATTCATAAGATCTTGTTCAGGTTCCTCTATGGGAGCTTGTTGGTCTTCCATTTCATTGTCATAATATTCTTCTAAATAAACTTGAATTGTTTTATCACTTGAATATTTATCTGTTGCAACAACTTTCCATCTATGTTCTTCAGTAATAATTTCATCTGTATCTACATCTGGATAAGTATGTTTCATTTTAACAATATTATGTCTTTTAAAATAATTTACAGTAGAACTATTTTTTGCAATTTCAATCATTAAAGAAAGATTCAAGTTATTAAAAAATACATTATGTTTTTCTTTCCAATCGGTAGTCGTTTCATCGGGGCCTTTTAAACTTGCCCAATAATGACGACCTTCTATTTCAATTTCAAATTCAGCTCTAGTAATAGTTCCTCTAAAATAAGCTTCTTCAGTATGCTGTTGAAGGTTTACTAACCAATATAAACCAGTTCTATCCCAATAAAAGACATCTCCTTCTTTCATACCCGCCGCATAATCAATAGAAATTACTTTCTTATCAAATTGCTCAGTTAATCTTGAAGGATTTATTAAACAACGCCATCTTTTATCAGTTTTATTTCCCTCTTTATCTAAAAGAGTAATCCATTCCGCTTGATAAGAATTACTTAAAGTAGATTGAAAAGTTTTATACTTATCTTTTACAAGGCGATCATCTGCTGTTTCTCCTCTATAAGCAATTCTTGTTTTCATTTTATCTAATCCAGACATTTTTTTAAATTGTTCATTAGATTTAAACATTCAAAGATATTCTTCCTAAAAAGGAAGAATTGATCTTTGTCTGTTAAATCTAACAAACCCTCCATTTTACATAAAAGAATAAAGAAATCTAATTTATCGCCTACTAAATTAGAAAATCCACTTATCTCAACAATTAAATTTTTAAGTGGGGTTTCCCAATCATTCCCCTCTTCTCTGCCAGGAAGTAATTTATAGATTTGATTTGTTAGTCTATCAATATCTTTTCTAATTACTTCATTTTCAATATCAACATTATATTTCAAAGTCATTTTGACTCCAAAAACCCGCCGCAGAATTAATATCTTTATCTTCAACGCCATAATCTGGAGTTGAAATAATTTGACCCAATGTAGATTGGATTGTTGAGCCAGATACTTTTCTGCGTTTATATAATCTTTGTAAATGCAAGCAATCTGTTTTCTTAGCATCGATTAAAACTTTAATTTTTGCCATGTGGTTTGCTTGTGAAGTAAATTTAAAATCAGAACCACTATATTTCATTCTAGTGTTCTCTGTTGTCTCAAGTTGTTGTCCTAACCATTCAATAACCATACATAATGACAAAATATTTATTTCTTCTCTTGATAATAAATGATTGAAATATCCTCCTTCCCAACAATAGGCAGGAACTTCCTTATCATTACTATCTTTTCCTTGATATGTATCTTCAATTAATACTCCAATTTCATAATCAAAAATATTAAAACGCGGGAACTCAAATCTTGGGATTGCATTTTCAAGTAAATCTTGAAGAATCTCATAAGTATCCAATTCATTAAGTTCCATATACATATCATCTGTAATATGTGAAAAGAAACTATCATATATGGTTGAGAATGGGGTGATTTGATTTTGACTCATAAGACACCCCTTTCTCTAATAAAATTATTTTTTATCAACTACTTTATAATTTGGAACTGAAGGTGCGGCAGTGCGTCGTCCGCTTCCCTTTTCAGTTTTAACTACTCTACGCTCTTTCTTCTCTTGCGGCGCCTCGGCCTCCGCCTCCGCATTTAACTGCTGATTTAAATTAATAGCAGCATCTATATTAAACCCGGTTTTTTCTGAAATTGCCTTTCTTTTTCTTGTATCAGGAACTTCTTCATCAACCGCAATTTGTTTTACAATTTCAATAGCCCCTTCAGGAGCAAAATCTAAAAAGTCTAAAAACTCATCTAAATTATCATTATTAAATAATATTTCTCTTACCTTATCTTCGCTATAAAAATATTCAGGCTCTACTTCTAAATTAAGTTCTTTTAAAGCCTCTTCATTTTCAATGATAAGCAAATTCTGTATAATATATTCCCCGCCTGGAATATAAGAAAGTTCTTTTAACTCTCCTAAACTAATATCTTTCTCTTGATTAGGTGCAAAAGTTCTCGTTATATGAGAATCTGGCAAAGAATATCCTGTAGAACCATTGTTCCTATTTTTAACTCTTATAAGTGTGTTATTATCCATTCCTTTTATCTCCTTTTAACTCTTTTTATTTAAGTAAATATGGGGGAAGATTAATTAATCTTCCCCATATTCAACTTTTATCTATTAACGATGCAGTGAAGTATTCTCGTATACGCAAATTGCATTAGAGAAGATAGCTCTTACACCAATCTTCTTATATACCTGAACCTCGCGGCTACGATCATAATTTGTATATTCATCTACAATAGTCTCGCCTTCAAGAGCGATCTTAACTGGCTTCTCTGCTCCAACCGGAATAATGAAAGCATATTTAGGATCAATTACCTTAACAGCATTAGTTTCATCTTCAAATGACTGAGGAAGAACTATTACATTATGTCCTTTGTAAGTAGCAAGATAACCATTATTCCACTTCTGATTTCTCATCTCATCTGATACCCAACCGTTAGAAGGAACCATCTGAGCTGCGAACTCATAAGTACAATAGATAGCTGCTTTACCATAGCTATCAGCCTTAGCAAGAAGATCATCCATAGCTGTCTCACTGAAACCAGCCTGGCTAGCCTTATTATTCGGCTGAATTGTCTGTGCAGCACCAAGAAGCTGTTTCTCGATTTCAACATAAATGCATTCATCAAGACCTTCAAGTACGATCTCAAGAACATCAGCGAAGTCTACACGACCATCAAGGAACTCCTCAAATCCAATCTGAGCAGCACCACCAATAGCATTAGTAGTAACTTCATAGCTCTTTCCATCAAGCTTGAATACTTCATACAGACCAGCTAAACCAACTTTACCAATGAACTGCTTAGCGCGTCTGCGTGCTGCAGTTGTAATCTTCTGAGTAAAGATCGGTTTCTCTCCCTGTTTGAATGTTTTAATCTCAGCAAACTGTGAGTACTGCTCCAGAACACGCTGTGGAAGTACCTCATCAATTGTTTCCTCGATTAAAGAAAATACTTTATTTTTATTCTCTCTGTAAAGTGAGTAAGTACCAGCAAGGGCATTTAACTCATTACGAAGTGTATCCTGAAGATCGTTATAAGCGTAATTCTTTCCATCGTAGCTATAAGCCACAGAAGCAGAAGGAGACGCTTTTGCAACGGTCTTAGCTAAAGTAACTAACTGTGATAATTCTAAAGCCATTTTTACATTTCCTCCTTATTTATTACGCTACTCTTTGTATTTTAACTGCTGGCTGACCATCCGGCATAGTATAAACTTTAACAACAACAAATTTTACAGTGCCAGAAGGCGTTGCAGAACTGTCGTTTGTAAGCTCAAGAACCTTATAAGCGTCAGAACCAGTACCATAAGTTACCTCTGTTGGGAAAAGAATCTGACCAACAGCATAATCAGTAGCTGTATCAACTACTGTATTAGTAGTATAAATGTCACCAATATTTGTCTTGAAAAGACGAGGTGCAATACCATCCATTCTATAACCATACTCTATATGAGCAGGATTTATTGTTGCACCAGAATTGGTAGCTCCATCGCCATAACCCTCTGTAGCGAGTTTAGAAGTAACATAATTATCTCCTACACGAATCATAGCGAAATCTTTGTAAGAAGTTCTATACTGATCTTCATACAACTTGATCTCATTAAATACGAGCATCGGCTCTGAAACTCCAGTAGAATCAGTTGCAGATACTTTTCCACTCTGATAATCATAATACATAAACTGTCCATTTTGAAGGACCTTTACTGCTGCATCGAGCGGAAGGCTAGCATAAATCTGTCCAGTTTTCTGAGCAGACAACTGATTAGGTTCTACTTGACCATAGCCATTTCTTGCAAGATTACCCATTTTTTGCTTATCCTCCTTAGATATTATTATTCAGCCTTGTTATTTTCAACTGCTTGCAACCAAGCCGGAAGACTTGAAGCATTATCGCTTTCAAGATTATATGTTAATGCAGGATCTGCCTCAACATTCTTCTCTTCTTCATTAGAGAAATTAACTTTCTTACGATAGCAAATAACAGCTAACTTAGATTCAATCTCTTCTAATGAATATTTTGACTTGTTTTCAATAACTTCTTTCATATCTTCATCAGATAACATATAGAACTGCTTAATTAAAGCATCTTTCTTTTCATTCTCTACTTCCAATTTAAAAGAAGTTAATTTCTCATTTTCTTTCTCAAGAGCAGTATATTTTTCTTTTAATTCACTGAACTCTTGTTCCATTAAAGCAAATTTTTCTTCAAGACTATACTTTTTCTTTTTATCTTTATCTTCTTCTTTCTCTTTAGAAGAATCAGTTTCTTCTTTATCTTCTTCTTTAGAGTCCTCTTTCTTTTCTTCTTCAGGCTCTTTTTTATCTTCATCTTCTTTTTTAACAAACTGATCTTCTACTGTATCTTGAATTTCTTCTGTAGATGTTTGTTCTACTTTGTCCGAATTTTCTTTAGAAAATTCTGTTTCAGCTATTTCTTCTGTAGAATTTTCAACTACTTTAGTCTCTACATCAGTAATTCCTTCAGCTGACACATTTTCTTCTACTGGCATTGATTTTCCTCCTTTATCATTGTCATTTAAAGAGTATGTAAGTGACTTCAATTCCTCTAACATAGAGAACAAAGTTTTTGAAAAATTTTCATTTTTTGTAAAGTTGGCACTTACATTAGGAGAAGTGACTGCCGCCCCTTCAAAACAAGGTTCAACATCCTCTCCAAGTATGCAAAGTTTAGTAAAGATTGCATCATTTATTATAAAGAAATCCACCCCTTTATTAGAGTCTGTAGACCAATGACCTTTCATTGAATCCCCATCTAACTCCATAGATTGCGGGCGTCCTTCATTTATAACTCTTTTAGCTTCTTCATATTGTTCTGTCCAAAGGTATCCTTCAGTCATTAAATATGTTCTTACTTTAGCATTCCCAAATTCGTCTACATCTTCAAAGTCTTGAAACCATACTTTAGCATCTGGTGCTACAAAACCATAAGGAACAGTTAAGCATTTAAATTTAATGCCATCCCCATCCATGATTATTTGTTCACCGTGATCTCTAAAATCTTCTTCTTTTTCACTGTAGTATCCTACAATAGGACAGCCAGGCAATGTTTGAGCCATTTCTTTAGCTGTCGCTTTATCAATAGAAGTACGATTCCTATTTTCTCCTAAATACAAAACTTTTATTTCGCATTTTGAAGCAAAAGGACTCACTGAAGTAATATTAATGAATTCAGGAGAAGATAAAGTAGCAACACTTCTATTCATTTTCTTCCTCCTTAGCTCATACTTTCTTGATTTGCAATAGTCTTATCAGACTTTTCATCCTCTTTTAATTCTTTTCTGCCGGGTTTATTATCGCTGTCTTGCGTTTTATTATCTGCGTTCCCGCCAGATTTTGTTCTTGTTTGATTATGAGTCTGTAGCGCATCCGCATTCATAGTATTACTACTCATTGGCGGAATGAATACACTAACAAGATCAAGTATATCATTTTCAAAGAAAGCATTTGCAAGAATGCTGCTTTGACTTTGACCAAGAGCAATCTGAGGTAACATTTTAGAATATCCTAATTGAGTTTGTTCTTTATATAATTTTGCTAATTCTTGATAATTATAAATAGTGGTTGTTAAAAGTTGTACTCTATATTCCAACTTCTTAACATTTTTATTAACTGGTTTTAATAATTCATTTAAATAAGCCTCAAATTGCAATAATAAATTATACATGGTAGCTTCATCATTTAAAATAGATTTTTGTAAAGCTATGTTTCCATCTGTATTAAATTGAAGCTGCGATACGCCCGCTTCATTATATACTTGTCTTTCAACTTTCTTTAAATCATCTGCTTGAGCAGTAGAGGAATTATTTTCATTCATACTTTCTACGGTAACATCCGCAAAAGTTGTTAATACATCTACTCCTATTGCTCTTTTAAGCATATTTACTGCGTTATTATGTAATTGTTGAGCTTCATCTACATCAAATATTAACTCTCCATTTTTGTCCATTGGCATTTTTTGAATAACCACTTTCAATAATTTTTGAAGAGTCTTCTTTTTATCTAATGCTTGTGCTTCATCTAAATCTATTAAGAGAGGAATAACAGAAATAAATGCTGGATATTCTTCTCCATTTGCAGTAAATTTAACTGTCATAGTTGGATCTAATAAATACCAACCATTAGTATCACCTTGAAACTCTGGTGCTAGTTTTCCAGCTTTATAAAGTCGATAACCTTTTAAAAACTCTGATGGGAATAATTTTAACATTCTCATTCTTAAAGTCGCATCTCTAAAACTGTCATCAAAATATTTCATATTAAATTCAACTGCTGGCTTGTTACTATAATTAAATCTGCTACGACAGTATTTAGGCGGGAGTTCTTGTAAAACCACTCCATTACTTGTATCTACTTTATATCCATAATAACAACCCTGTCTTAATACTTTTAAAGCAATTTCACCTAAAGTTTTTTTAACTCCATAGCTATCTAATATTTTTAAAGCGGTTTTAAAATTATCAAGAACTTTTTCACTTTTAATTTTATCATCATTTATATAAGGTGTTACATACCAATCATAACGATACATAAAAGCCATATATCTCAAAATACGAGCATAAATACCACTTATTTTATAAAAATAATCAGATATTTCTCTCATAGCATCTAAATCATGATTAGCTATAGATTGTAAAACAAAAGCTTTATCAGCTAAACGAGGATTACCCTTTTTTAAATCCCCTAAAGAATAAATAGCATCATCAAGTGTTTGTGTTTTTAAACGAATTTTATTATAATAATCTTGAGGACTATTAAATTTTTGGATACCAGTAGGAAAATGCTCTTCTTCTTCTAAACGGCTTCCATTATAAATATTAAAGCCTTTAGCTCTAATTTCAGCCATTCTTTCCTCAGTCAATTTAGCACCTCCTAATATCTTTAGTAACCTGCTGCCCGCATAATATAATCATAATTTACTAAGCTTTCTTCCCAATAAGGAATTTCAATTAATCTATATCCGTGAGCAACACAATAGGTTCTTTTCTTATTGTCATTATATCTTTGTTTATTTAGACCTTTTTTTCCGCCGAATTTAGACTTTGGTTCATAATGCTGTTCTCCTTGGAACTCAATCAAAAAATCTATATTTCCATCATCATCAAATACACAAAAGTCAAATCTCAAAGGTCTACCAGAACTAGAAATCAGATCCGGAAAAGAGTATTCCATTTTAAAAGGCAATCCCGCATCTGTTAAAATTTCTTCTATCTTTATTTCTCCACGACTTGCTCTCATTTTAACTCCTTTACAACTATAATTCAAAATTATAAATAGTTCTTTAATAACGATTGCCCAAAAATTTTTAACTAAAAAACATTAAATCTGCAATAGAAAATCTTTTTCTTTTATTCTTTTTATCTTCTTCTAATTTAATATAATATAATCCATATATAAAAGCAGAAAATTTATCCTTTTTAATACCATGATTAGATTGCTCTAAAATAATATTTATACCTTCATTCTTTTCTACAAGGTTTAACATTTGCTCACGCAAAATAGAAGTTAAAATAAAAGGCATTAAATAAGTATTTCTTTCATCTGTGGTCATATTCTGACCTTTTCTTAAACTCATTAATTTAGTTTTTGCGGTTGCTTCATCTATTAAGAAACGAACCCTTCCACTAGACATTTGAGTAGAAGCATAAGAATACATTTCTGTATTCAAAGGAGCATTAGCTTTTATTAAGTACATTGCATTTTCTTGAACTCCAATACCTTTTATCTTTTTGTATTGCTCTAGCACATCTTCATTAGTACCTCCCGCAACACCAAAAGGAATAAGATCTTCTCCAGTATCTGGATCTACTTGAGTTTTTGTCATAAAGTCTATTAAACCAATTCCTAATCCATTGGCATCTATAGATAACACTCTTGCTTTATATTTATAATATAATTTTTTTAATTTTATAGCCTGCATTTCAAAATCTTCCGCTTCATAAGTATAAATATTTACAATTGATTTTAATGCAGCACCTTGTGGTTGTGGAGTCACCTTAAAAACAACAGCCTCTGTAGTACATTTGGTACGACCTACATCAACTCCAATAACATAAAACGCGTTTTGTGATGATCTTCCGCTATATTCATATTCTGGTTGTAATAAAGTTCTATGTTTATCAAATTTCTCTGCTGAATAAAAAGCATTTTCTACATCTCCAGACCAAATACTTCTATATTCTCGATCGAAAGAATCATCATTATAAGTACCAGATAATTTTAATTGATCTACAAAGTCTTCATTTAACAAGCCTTCTTTAACAGGCGTTTCATAAGTTCCGCCTATAATCATAGCTTCAGTTGGATCAACTAATCCTTGAATTAAAAGCTCTATTAGTTTATCATAAGCAAAGGAATTTTTCCATCCCGCAGTAGTAATATATATTTGACTTTTATTAATTACTTCTTCTTGGTGACGAGTTCCATCTGGTAATAATCTATCGACATTGGTTGTAGGGATAACAACTTCATTAAGAATATCCCCATCAATAAGGACACACTCCTCCATAAGTCCGCCAGTTCTACGCTGACCTCTGGAACTCTGTCTTGCAGCAAGTACATCTATTGAAGAACCATTTTTAAATACATAATTTACATTATCTTTTGATTTTTTAGAAACTCCTCGATCCCAATTTATTTCATTATTTAGCGCGGGAATCAGCTTACATATTTCTTCAATCTTCGCTATTGTGATACTAGCAGCCTGTTCCTTTCCCCCTGTAGTTACAAATAAATGACTATTAGGATAAAGAATACATCTAAGCATTAAAACCATCATACTTAAAAATGATTTTGAATAAGCACGCGGGAATGTGGCATACACATATCTATGACGCATCACCACCCGCAAAAAAATTCTTTGATAGAAATAAAAATGAAAAGTGCTATTTTCTCCTTTCATATAATCTACCAAATAATCTGGATATTCTCTAAAAAATGCAATTATAGGTCTTAAATTATCAACTTGCTCTTTTAAACGCTCTTCTGATAGTCCGCTTTTTTTACTATCTCTTAGTTCAGATAGGTCTAATAAATTTTGTAAACTCAATCTTCAAGTTCACCGCCTTCCGCGTTCCTATCTATCTCCTTTTGTTTTTCAATCTCTTCTGAAAAATCTTTAAAATCTTCATCTTTTATTTCAGGTTGTGATTCTCCTTTTTGTTTGCTTTCTATTCTTTCTCGTTTCATTTGTTCTGCAATTTGTCTATTCTTCAAATAATTTTCTACTTCTTGAGCAAGAGCTTTATCTTCATAAATCAATGATTTCGTATAATCTTTTAAATCTTTTATTATTGTATCTACAACATCGTAATCCGCATCAAGAGAAAATTTAGGTATTTGACCACCATTTTCTTCACAATAGGCAACTAATTCACCAACACAATCAACAAAGTCACTTTTACTTTCTTTATCCTGTGCAGCAGTAAATTTTGCAGATTTCATCATAGTGTCATAAACCCTAGATAATTTCTGGAAAGTATCTACATCTCCACAGTCTATTGCTTGATCCATTTTTAATAAGGTCTTACAAATCATTTTCATAGTTTCAATACGACCTTCTCCTTGTATATCAAAACTATTCATAAAACCTTCATATTTTTGCTCTAAGTAAACCCATTCATCTGCACGATAAAGTCTTCCCCATTTCATAGCAAGGTATCTTTTATCGTCATCAGTAAGATCCGCACCTACATCAACAAGTTCTACTTGTTCATAAGCGGATTGTTGCGTTTGCCCTACTTGTTGAATTTGACCTTCTACTCTTTCAAATTCTGGCTCTGGAGCATTGATTTCCGCATAAGTTTGATATTGAGCTTCAGTTATTTCTCCTCGCTCAAATGCTTCTTTCATTGCCGCAATTTTATCTTCTTTTAATTCTGCGCTACCATTTTCAGCGGCCTTCCGCTCCGCCTCCCGCCTTTCTTTTAACATCTCAGTATCTGCCCAAGTAAACTGGTTCCATTGTTTAAGTTTCATTTTAGAAAGATACTTTCCAAATACACTCATTCCAGTCAACATAGGGTGATTTGGATTCTTTTGTTTAGCAGTCTGATAAGCGCGATCCCGCAGCACATTCCATTCTGGCTCTATCCAGGGTACATCAAATTCCTTTAAAAGCCAAAGGAATGTTTCTGGATCCCAGTTGTCTATATGTGCTGTTTGACAGGATTTACACAATTCCGCTTTTTCTTTATTCTTATAGGTGTAAAAATTGACTTCTGACATTGTCTTTCTACACCTAGGACAATATCTTTGTTCTGCCAAATTAATTCCTCCTAATAATTATTTTTTCTTTTTTCTTTCTTGATATTTTTTATTTCTACATTCTTTACAAATGCTATACCAACCATCTTTGCTGGTATTATTTCTTGAAAAAAATCTATTATTAGCTAATTTAATTTGACCACAAGAATTACATTTTTTCCATTGTCCTTTTTCTTTCATTGTATAATACCATATAAGCCAACTGTTTTCAGCTTCTTCCGCAATTAGCTTAGGTATTTTGTTTTTCCATAAAGAAGATATGTACTCAACAGAATGTTTAATCCCATAATCCTTATTTAATTTTTCTTGTATATCTTGATTTTTTAATCCATCTAATTTATAAATTAATAAATCATAATACATGGGATATTTTTCTTCTAAAGCTCTATCTATATAGACCTCTAAATCCTCTAATAAATAATGCATGTCACTTGTAAAAATATCATATTTATCTTGTTTTAATTTTACATAGTATTGTAATAATAAAGATACATGTTTTGGATTAAATAGATTTATCTTACTATCATTATGAATCTCACCTTCCGCATCAATCCAAATATTATCAGATAAATCAATACCAAAAGAGGAACTATTATTAAATGCACTTTTAAAACGAATTGGTTTTCTATAACAATCTTTTATTGTATATTGATCTTTACTTAACTCTATTGCCCATTTCTTATAAACGAATGCCGCCTTCCCCACTTTATCTTTTCTTCTTTCGTTTATAATAGCAATATCTTGTTTTAAATCTTTAAGAAAAGGAATTTCTTTAAGATCTTTTTGGGTTATAGAATTTTTAGGAGTGAAAAGAATATTCTTATCATTAGCAATTATATTATGAACTGCCGACTCTCCGCTTTCTAATTTATCTATTAAACCTTCAAAAGATAATTCTCTTTTATTTACTGTTACCATGTGATTATCAGTAAGTATCTTTTTCTTTTTTCTTTCTTCTTTATCCATTTCAAATAGGATATAATCAGCCATTTTTTCTAAATAGGCGGGAGTTAGTTTTTCTGCGGGAGTGTTTGCTATTATTTCTTCTACCTTTTGTTTACGGGCTTCCGCAGTTTTTATATTCCAATCCATTTTAATATAATCATTAGAGTTAGTGCCTTGATTAGCTTTCTGTTCCATTGTGGCACTCCTTTCATCATTTTCTCTAATTATATTATACCATAAATTTTTTTAGTTGTCAAATTTTTCTTAGACTTGACATCTAAAAAATTTTGTGGTATAATATAATTATAATGAGAAAGGAGATTATTGTTATGAAACTTGTGATTGCGGGATTCAGTGATTATGAGAAGCTAGATCGGACAATGCAGAAACTAATTGAAGATAGTCAATTTTTTCTTTTTACTGTTGTGTGCGGCGGCACTGGTATTGAGACCGACAAGACCGGCGCCCGCATAAAAACAATAGGAGAACAATGGGCGGAAAAGAATGGCGCACCAATGGAATTTTTGTATAGGCGGGATGCGGAAGATCTATTGGATAAGATTGCTAAAGAGGCGGATTACATTGTTGCTGATTTAAGTTGTGATAATCAATGGATTAAACGATTGGTAATGAGAATGAGATCAATGAGCAAGCATGGGACGGTGATAAAATGAAGATATACAGATATGAAAAGGCGGATGGCGGCGGACCTTGGTTTGATTTAAATGGGAAAGCAAGATTTAGTGATATAGAACTCACTGAAGATAAAGAGTTATTTGGTTGCAGAAGTGTAGAAGAATTGAAAGAGTATTTTAGTAAAACAGAACACAAGGTTGATTTAAGTGATTGCCATTTGGTAATGTATAATATACCGGATGAGGAATGTAAAGTGTTGCGTAGTGGGGAAGTGACTTTTCCAAAAAGGTATAGTTCGTGTTCTGGTTCTAATAGGTGATTTATCGTGTTCTGATTTTGAAAAATAGTTTGGAGTTGTCGTGTTCTGAAATCGAAAAATAGTTTGGAGAGTTTTTTGACCAGCCAAGAGAGAAATACAAAAATTTAAAAATATTATCCCAAAATAGACCCCCCTATACCAGATTAATATTTTTTATTTTTTACTAACCAGAACACATTTCAAGAAACACTGCGTAGATGATTGATTTCAAAATAAAAGCCAAACGAATCAATAGGTGGGACAAAAAGACAATAATAAACAAACAAGAGAGCAATGATAAACAAAAGAACAACAACAATGATAAACAAAAGAACAACAACAATGATAATAAATAAATAAATGATTTTTATTTTTATAAATGAAAAACGAAAATCAATTAGTAAAGCTCGGATCGCTGACTGCCATAGCGATCCGCTTTTTTATTATACTGTAGATTTCCAGCCATTTTATTCGGCGTTTTGCCAATCTGCTCATTTTCTGTTGTTCCTAAAACTGCGGAGTTAGTGACGACTAACTGGAAAAAATCAAAAAGGAATGAATTAATAAAACTTTGAACGAATTCACTCATTAGCCGACTTAGCGTAGGAGTGCTAATGAGTAAAATGACTAAACTTTGAACAAATCGGCATCTATTTGGCGGCTCGCTGAAGGGCGTAGCGAGCCGAATTTTTAATATTTAATCTATTTTGAGCAAATTCGTTCGGCGTTTTGCTACTTTGCTCGATTAGTGACATTCCCAAAACAGCAAGAGTTAGTCTTGACTAACTCAATCTAATAGAAATAAAAAAAATTATATTTTTTTAAAAAACACTTGACAAATACAATAAACGATGTTATAATAAATACATAATAAAGGAAAGGCAATCACAAAGAGTGATTGAAAGGTAAAGAACTATGACAACAATTTATAAAGTGAGCTATCAAGCTTATGATTATTGGTATTCTACAGACAGAGATGGTTTCCAGACAGTAGAAAAATACTTCACTTCAAAAAAGAAGGCTGAAGCTTTTGTTAAAGAAGTACAAGAGAACAAATACATTTATCAAGGTTGGAACAAAGAACAAAAAACTGCTGAAAAAGACTATCAAAATCCTTATGGTTTTGCTATTGAGAAAATTACAGTAGAATAAAATAAAGCCTTGCAAAAGCAAGGCTTTTTTATTTAGTCTTGAGTTAGTCGTGACTAACCGAAGTAAGTCGTAGCTAATCCTGTTTCCAATCGAACATTTGTTCGGATAAAAAAAGAATAGATAAGCATCCATTTGATATAATAAAAAAATCCTAAAATAATTAAAAAAATTTTCAAAAAACACTTGACAAA